GAAGATGGACGACCAGCTCAAGGAAGGTAACTGGAGCCGGGCTTTCGCAGACTTCCTTGACGACATCACCACATTCCCATCGGCCATCATGAAGGGCCCGGTTGTTCGCAAACGTCCAAAAATGAAGTGGGTTCCGGCCCAAGGCGGTCAATATTCACTGGATGTGCAGGATGAACTGGTTCTGGAGTGGGAGCGTGTTGATCCGTTTAACCTCGACCCCGCCGCAGATGCGACAAACATTGACGATGGCTACCTGATTGAGCGCCATAAACTGCATCGGGCTGACCTCCAGTCCATGATTGGCGTTGAGGGTTACAGCGACGGCGCGATCCGTGCTGTGCTTGAGGAATACGGCAAAGGCGGTCTGCGCGACTGGATTTACGTCGACATGAACAAGGCCGCTGCTGAGGGCAAGTCCACGATGGGCGTGCAGCAGAACCCGTCTGAGCTGATTGATGCGCTTCAGTTTTGGGGCAGCGTGCAGGGCCAGCTGTTGCTGGACTGGGGCCTGACAGAGAAGGATATTCCTGATCCCCTGATGGACTACCCCATCGAGGGCTGGGTTGTGGGTAACTGGGTCATCAAGGCTGTCGTGAACCCCGATCCGCTGGGTCGTAAACCCTATTTCAAGGCCTCCTACGAGGAAGTTCCCGGTGCGTTCTGGGGTAATTCGGTGGCCGATCTGTGCCGTGACACCCAAGACATTTGTAACGCCGCAGCCCGTTCGCTGGTGAACAACATGTCGATTTCAAGCGGCCCACAGGTCGTTTACAACATTGACCGACTGCCACAGGGTGAAAACATTACTCAGATGTACCCTTGGAAGGTCTGGCAGGTCACTTCTGACCCTCTGGCTGGCTCTGCCCCTCCCATGCAGTTTTACCAGCCTAATTCGCTCGCTGGCGAACTTATGGCCGTGTATGAGAAGTTTGCGACTCTGGCCGACGAGTACACAGGCATCCCACGCTACATGTCAGGCGACAGCCCAGCAGGTGGCGCAGGTCGTACAGCCTCGGGTATGTCCATGCTGATGAGTAACGCTGGCAAAGCCATCAAGCAGGTGATCGCCAACATCGACGAGTCAGTGATTGCTCCAGTGATCGAACGGTTGTATTACTACAACATGCGTTATGGAGATGACCCAGACTTGAAGGGCGACATCAATATCATCGCTCGAGGTGCTACGTCTCTGGTGGTTAAGGAGCAGGCTCAAGTTCGCCAGAACCAGTTCCTCCAGATTGCCTTGCAAAGTCCCATCGTGCAGCAAGTCATCGGTATGGAAGGCATTGCAGAACTCCTGCGCCAGTCAGCCAAAACGCTTGATCTCAACCCAGATCACATCGTGCCGCCCATTGAAATCATCAAGCAGAAAATGGCCCAGCAACAGCAGGCTATGGCTCAGCAGCAAATGATGATGGCCCAACAAGGCGGTCAGGCACAAGCCGGAGGTACCCCTCCAGCACCCAGTAGTGGAGCGCAACTTGCAAACGGCGCTCCAGTAACAAACAACTTTGCACCACTTCCCGGTGTAGGTAGTTGACAACAACCCGTAACAGGTGATAATACACACCATCGCAAAAGGAGTTTCTTATGCAAGCAATCAATCCCACAGAAAAGCGTGCCTCAGTTGGCGTGAATGGACGCGAGTACAGCCAAGAGTCTGCCAAGACTGACGGCATGTCCAAAGGCCCCGCCTCTCAAGGCGCTGGCGGCAATGATGGCAACATCATCAACTTGGGCAAACGTGGCGGTGCTGAATACACTGCTATGACCGCCAAGACTGACGGAATGTGCAAATAATTGGTTAGAGTCGATGAACGGATTGCACGCTGCTTATTGCAGTTGCAGTCCCCCGAATTCAAACCGTTGTTAGAATATTTTCAAGCGCGGCAACAAGAGACTCTCGAAAGACTTGTTGATTCGCAAGACAAAGATCAGATGGTTCGCTTGCAAGGGCGAGCTGTCGAACTCAAGGAAATCCTTGAGCTGGTAGATCAGAGTTCATCTCTGGTCGCCAAAACCCGCAGACAGTAGGCAGACCGTTAAGTCGGAGCCCACAGTCAAATTTTTTAAACCGAGTAGCAGACCGTAAGCGTGCCGGGACTGACCGTAAAGTCGGAGTCTCAAGCGTAGTCGGAGCGAAGGAGATAGAGATATGGCTTTGCCAAAGGCAATTCAGAAACAAGTTGAAGACGCTGATGCGTTCGTAGCCCAGATGAATGGACAGACCGATAACACGGAGACTGATCCAAACCTGATACAGAACCCGGCCTCAGACCCTGAACCCCAACCGCAGCCGATCTCGCAAGAGCCAGAGCCGAAGCCGACAATTCCAGAAGAGACTTGGGAACGCAAGTACCTGACGCTCAAAGGAATGTATGACGCAGAAGTGCCTCGCTTGCATGCGCAAATGCGTGAGTTGAATGGACAAGTCCAGAACCTCATTGCAGAAAACGCTACAGCCAAAGCACAACAACCTGCGGCCCAGCCTGTTTCGACAAAGACTCTTATCACTGAACAAGACAAAGAAGCATTTGGTTCTGATCTGCTTGATCTCATTGACCGTGCCTCTGAGCAAAAAGTTGCGGAGTTTCGCAGCCATAACGCACAGCTGGTAAATGAAATCAAGGAGTTGAAGGGTAAGCTTGGTAATGTGAGTGAGCGTCAAGTAGTGTCTGATAAAGACCGTTTCTTGTCACAGCTTGCATCTCAAGTGCCCGACTGGGAAGCTTTGAACGTAGATCAAGGTTTTCTGGCTTGGTTGGCTGAAGTCGATCCTATTTATGGATTGCCACGACAAGTTGCGCTTTCAAACGCATACGAGTCATTCGATGCAAGTCGTACGGCAGTGATCTTCAACCAATACAAGTCAAAGTTGGCCCCACAACAACAGAGACCTAGCCAACAGCTCCAGAGTCAAGTTGCACCGACCCGCTCACGTGCGTCGCCTGCGCCTTCTACTTCGGCTGGAGATAAGCCAATCTATTCGCAAGATCAGATTGCCAATTTCTACAATGAATGGATCAAGGGGCATATTGACAACGAGGAAGCGGTGCGTATTGAGAAAGATATCAATGCCGCCTACGCCGAAGGCCGAATTCGTTGAGGATTCCCCGGACATGGCGGTGAACAGTTTTTAACCACCGTAAAAAGGAAACATCATGTCCACGATCACCGCAGCAGCAGCCTATCCCATTAACTCCGGCGGTTTCAATACCCCCGGCGGTCAGGTTGCCTATTCCGGCACCGCTTATTCCGGTTCTTTCATCCCAGCCCTTTGGTCTGGCAAATTGGCACAGAAATTCTATGCCGCCACCGTTTTCGGTGAAATTGCCAATACCGACTGGCAAGGTGACATCACTGGCATGGGCGATACCGTGATTATCAACACAATCCCCACCATCACCATCAACAGCTACTCTGTTGGCCAAAACTTGGCTTACGAAGTTCCTGCTCCCAGCACCATCACCTTAGTCATCAACAAAGGTAAATACTTCGGCGTCAACGTGAACAACGTGTTGGAGTTGCAAGCCAAGCCTAAATTGATGGACATGTTCACCAATGATGCTGCCATGCAGATGAAGATTCAGATCGACAAAGACGTTCTGTATACCAACTTCAACCAAGGCGCTGCCGCCAACCAAGGTGCTACCGCTGGTGCAATCTCTGGTTCTTTCAACTTGGGTACCGATTTGGCTCCCGTGACTTTGACTGCTTCTAACATCCTGTCAAGCATCACTGCTTTGTCTAGCGTGTTGGATGAGAACAATGTTCCTGAGACAGACCGCTGGTTGGTTATCACCCCAACAGAGCGCCAAATCCTGATGCAATCCAACTTGGCACAAGCCCAGTTCATGGGTGACGCATCTAGCGTTTTGCGCAACGGCAAGATCGGCATGATCGACCGCTTCACCGTGTACGTCTCCAATCTCGTCCCACGTGGCGCAGCTGGCAAGACCTACATGAACCCCAACACTGGTACAGACGCAACTCTGACCAGCGCATTGAAGCGCCATGCTGTGATTGCCGGCCACAAGTCTGCCATCACTTTCGCATCGCAAATTGCCAAAGTCGAATCGTTGCAAAACCCCAACGACTTCGGTACCTTGGTTCGCGGTCTGAACGTGTACGGTACTCAAGTTGCCCAAGCAAACGGTTTGGCTCTGTTGCAAGTCGCAGGCTGATAAACGGGGGGCTTCGGCCCCCCATCCGTTGTTTTTTAGGAGACTGACATGGCTGTACTCGACGATTTGATAATCAGTGGTCTGTCTTACCCTCAGGCTTTGGCTGTTGTGGCCGAAGATTCCATTGGGGATAACACGGACGGTTTGGTTCAGGCTGGCTTCAGCTTGACTCAAGCACAAGCAATGCACGCTTACGACGTTAGCAAAACAAACGCCAACGCCGACGTAATTTGCCAACAAGGAATTTGGGCTGGTACTACACTGGTTGCAGTGCGTGCCGCACTCGACGTAACACCTTGAGGTAATGCATGGGTACAGTTACCGCAGGTCAGATTATTGACAAAGCTGCCTCGCAGCTTATTGATATTGCTGGCATCCGCTGGACAAGGGCAGAATTGCTCAAGTGGCTCAATGATGGCTTGCGCCAAATTGTGCTCATGCAACCTAACGCTACAAATACGCCCGGTGCGGTAAAGCTTGTAGCAGGCACTCGACAGTTACTCCCCACAGGTGGGTGGATGTTATTGGGTATATATCGAAATATGGGCACCAATGGTACGACTCCGGGTCGTGCTATTCGTATCATTTCCCGTGAGTTGTTGGATGCGTTTGAACCAGACTGGCACACAGCAAAACCCAGCACAACCACCAAAAATTACATCTACGATCTGCAAGATCAGACCGCATACTATGTGTACCCGCCCAGCACTGGGACAAACTACATTGAGATCAATTACTCATTACAGCCAGTTGATCTGACAAGTGAGTCACAGACCATCCCGATGTTTGATCTGTACCAGAACCCGCTTCTGGACTACATCATGTTCAGGGCTTGCACCAAAGACGCAGAATATGCACCGGGCGTTCAGCTTGGCCAGATGTATTTGTCTACGTTCACAGCATCTACAAACGTCAAAGAAGAATCTGAATCTAAAGGTACACCAGAGCAAGGTCTGCTTCCACGTAACCCTAACGTACCCGGATCAATGTCATGAACGAAGTCTCTTACGATTTATTTTTGCCTGAGGTCATGCAGTTCGTCAAGGACGTCCCTGAAAACGTGGCGTTCAACGCCATTCGCAATTCCTGCATTGAGTTCTGCCAAGAGACTCGGTATATCCAACAACACCTTGACCCAATGGCTGGTGTTGCAAAGATTGGTACATACGACCTTGAGGCCAATGAGGGCACATACAAGATCGCAGATATTATTGAGTGCTGGTATGGGGATCAGTTCCTAGTGCCACGCTCAATTGAGCAATTGACCCAGATTTACCGTACCACCGACTGGAATACGTTGGATGGCAACCCCTATTACTACTATCGCCCATCATCACAGGAGATTCGGTTGGTGCCGTATCCCAAATTGACTGAGGCAAACAAGATTCGTGTTTTGGCTGCTTTGAAGCCCAGCCGTGCATCAATCACAGTGCAAGAAGAAATCTATGAGCGATTTCTTGAGGACGTTGCTTATGGCGCACGTGCACGGTTGTACAACACCCCAAACCAGCCTTACTTTGATCCAAAGACTGCGATGGAATACACCAAGCGGTTCAATGATGTTATTGCTGATGTTCGCACCCAAGTCAACAAGGGTTTGACACGTGCTTCTGTCCAAATCGAATTCCAGAGGTTGGTGTAATGACTGACAAAATCAAACTTGTAAAAGACGATACACGTCCCGCATTGGTATGCAATATTACGGACGATACGACTGGTGCTGTAATCCCCATCACTGGTGCGACTGTAAAGCTTTACTTCAGAGCTGTTGGTTCAAGCACTCTGCAAGCTACAGTTACTGGTTCGATTACAGATGGCCCTAATGGGCAAGTTACTTTTTATCCTGCTTCCAATCCAGCAATGTTGACTGGCGATGCCGGAGACTATGAAGGTGAGATCGAAATTACATTTGCTGACGGCACAATTCAAACGGTCTATGACGTTTTGAAGTTCAAAGTGAGGGCTGATTTTTAATGCCCGCAAAGATTACCCTTGTCAACCCAGCATCTAGCGTTTCATCAGTCAAACTGAGAGCAGGTGTTGTAGTTGTCTCGCCGGTAGTTTCTGAAAGTAATCAGTACCCAGTAGTTAATGCTTCTGCGCAAATTGCAGCAGCAACTGTTTCGCATGTGTACCCAGTATCGGATATTTCCTATATCCTTCTTGCGTCAGCCGCTTATCTAGATACAACAGGTTTATTTAAGTTTACTGCTGATTCAGTCACAGTTATTGAGAACACAGCTTTTGCAATCTCTAAGATTGCTGACGCAGACTCTATCTATATAACTGACTCAACCGTAGCAGATTTCGGTAAGTCTGTTCCCGATAGCGTGGTTATTTCAGACAGTATTAGTACTGTTGTTGTGTTTGTCCGGGACTTTACAGAAACCATCTCTCTAGCTGACACTGCGACTAAACTGATAAGTCCAGCCTATGTTGAAATAGTTTCAACCACTGATACAAATACACTGTCCATTGACAGCAATCAGACAGATTCGCTATCGGTAAGCGACCTTACAGCGATTGCTTACTCAACAGCATATAGCGATACTATTTCTGCGTCAGACGCCGCAACAGTATTAACAACCAAGACTTTTTCAGAGACAATGTCCACATCAGATAGCGGGTCGGTAATTTCGCAAAATTACTGCGATATTACATACTTTGCTGAAGACTATGTTGGCGAGTCCAGAACTTTCTAAGCAGGAGCAACCATGATTAACGACACTATTAAGATTACTGGCAATGTCCAAATCAACCTTTTCGATGAAAATGGTATGGTCAAGGATACCCGTGAAATCAAAAACTTGGTTGTCACAATAGGTAAGACATTCATCGCTTCTCGTATGGTTGGCGTGGCAAGCACCATCATGGGGTACATGGAACTTGGTACAGGTACAACCGCTGCCGCAGTTGGAGATACTACCCTTCAAACAGCGATCTCAGGTTCACGTGTTGCCTTGACAAGCGGAACCAACACATCCAATGTTGTGACTTATGTTGCATCTTTCCCAGCAGGAACAGGTACAGGTGCAGTTACTGAGGCAGGTGTTTTCAACGCAGCTTCCGCAGGAACAATGCTTTGCCGTACAGTATTTGCTGTTGTCAATAAAGGTGCTCTTGACTCAATGAGCATCACTTGGACTATTACAGTCTCCTGATTGGGGAGTAAATGGTAACGATTGTCACTCGAGCTGGTAAAGGTTCACCGTTAACCAACACGGAAGTCGATGCCAACTTTACCAATTTAAATTCCGGTAAAGCAGCGGTAGGTACAAACACGGATATTACATCCATTGCTTTAACCACGGGGACAATCAGCACTGCTCCAGCATCAAACACTGATATTGCAAATAAGCTATATGTTGATGGGATTGCTTCCGGAATCAACTTTCACTCAGCATGTAATTATGCAACCACCGCAGCGTTATCACCAGCCAATACTTATAGCAACGGCACAGGTGGGGTAGGAGCAACTCTTACTGCAAGCTCAAACGGAACTTTGACGATTGACGGATATACGTTTGTTTCAGGTGATGTTGGCAAACGTATTCTTGTTAAAAACGAATCAGCTGGTGCAAACAATGGTGTTTATACACTGACACAAGCTGGTACAGCAAGTCTTCCCTATATCCTGACCCGAGCTACTGATTACGATACCAGCGGGGTAGGTACAAACGAAATTGACGTTGGTGACTTTATCCTTGTATTGGCTGGTAGCAGCTTGTCCAATAGCTCATGGATTCAGCAGACCCCATTACCAATTACGGTTGGAACAACGGCACTTGTGTTTGTGCAATTTGCAGCACCATTTGTATTTACATACCCGGGCGCTGGCATACCTAATTCGACTGGCTCTTCTTGGGGTACTTCGTATTCAACAACTGGAACAGGTACTGTAGTTGCTCTGGCCACGTCACCCATATTTGTAACTCCACTGTTGGGGACACCTACAAGTGGCGTATTAACAAACTGTACAGGTTATACCTATGCAAATTTGTCTGGCACAGTTCCAACTTGGAATCAAAATACAACGGGTACAGCGGCAAACGTAACAACTACTAGCAACAGCACCATTACTACGCTGACTGCTTTAAGCCTTCCGGGTTCTCAAGTTTCTGGGAATATCAGCGGTAACGCAACAAACGTGACTGGAACTGTCGCAGTTGCAAATGGTGGCACAGGTGCAACGACTGTAGCTGGTGCGCAAACAAATTTGCAGGTTGATCCTGCTGGAACTGCGGTTGCAATGGCAATTGCTCTGGGATAAAACATGGCAATAAACACTTTTAAATCCTACGCAAACAAGAACGTCGGCACATCAGCTGCTACTGTTTATACTTGTCCATCAGCCACCCAGACCACTCTGATTGGTTTGTCAATGGCGAACACTTCAACAGCGCCAATTACCACTGATGCGTATGTAACACGATCTGCTGTGAACTACTATTTGGTCAAGGGTGCAACAGTACCGGTCGGGGGTTCACTGGTAATTGTGGGCGGCGATCAGAAGGTTGTCATGCAAGCTGCTGATGTTTTATATATCGTAAATAGCGCCGCAACATCCGGAGATTGCTTTGCCTCACTGCTGGAGATTGCATGAGCTACATAGGCAACACCAACACCACGCAGGCTTTCACGCCAGCCATTGATACGTTCAGTGGGAACGCATCGACCACAGCGTTTACATTGTCACGCCCGGTGGCGTCTGTTGCGCAGGTGCAAGTACATATTGACAACGTTGCCCAAAACCCAAACAGCGCCTACACAGTCAGCGGCAACACCATAACGTTCACCTCTGCCCCGCTCAGTGGAACGAACAATATCTATGTGTATTACACCAGCCCGATCACGCAAGTGATTGCACCGGGTCAGGGGACGGTATCTCCCACATCGTTGAGCACAGGTGGCCCGTACTGGAATACAAGCGGTAATGTGGGTATTGGCACAACATCGCCTACAACAAACCTACATGTCTCAACCCCATCAACTTCTGGGGTTACCGTTCTTGCGGAAAGCACCGCCAGCGGAGGCAATGGAAGTGCTACCTATGTTTTGAAATCAGGTGCCTATGTATCAACTTTATATATTCGGGCTATTCTTGGAACTAACTCGACGGGCACTAACGATTGGGCTATTGGTCAGCTTGGTACTGATGCACAGTCAGTGGCTATTTATACGGGTG